CGATGGTGAAGGCGATCGTCAGATTCACCGTGGGGAGCGTGTCCGAATCGGACACCATTCCGGAGGCGGCCGTGCTCTGGAAGCTCGCCGCAGGCAGCGTCAGCTGATCCCGGACGTCGAAGCTCTCCTCCAGCTGGCTCCGCAGCTTCCCCGTGTTGTCCCGGATGCCCTTGATAAAAAGGTCCATCATGTCGGGCGCGAACTCGTGGAAGTTGGACAATGGCCCCTCTTTGGGTTCCGAGAAGCCCAAGATATCCTTCACCGTCTGAGCAACGCCGCGGACGGAGGATTTGAGATCCTCCCACTTTTGTGTGATGCCTGAGACGAAGTTGTCGATGAGGTCCTTGCCCCATTGCGCAGCGCCGTCCACCTTTTCCTTGAAACCGTCCCGGATGCTGTCCACGATCTCCCGGCCCTTTTCCACGATTTTGAAGTAGAAGCTGGCCAGGCCCTCCCCGATCTTCAGGATGAGCTCCAGTGAGGCTTCAAAGAGCTTTGGCGCGGCCTCTATGAGGCCCTTCACCAGCTTGATAACGATTTCCGGCGCCTTCTCCACCAGCTTTGGCAGAGCCTGGATGAGGCCATCTGCCAAGGCCAGGATCAGGGCGATAGCAGCATCCACAAGAAGGTCCAGGTTATCGATGAGCGTATCCACAATGGTGAGCACCGCGTCCACCGTCGCGGGGATCAGGTCCGGCAGCGCCTCCGTGATACCCTGCACCAGGGCCAGCACGATCTTGATGGCGCTGTCCACCAGCAGCGGCAGATTCTCGATCAACGTATCGACGATGGTCATGACGGCGTCGATCACCACGGGGATCAGCTCCGGCAGCTCCTTCAGGAGCATTTCCAGAATGCTCTTGAACAAACCGACCACGGTTTTCAGTAGCAGAGGCAGTTCCGCCACGGCCGCTGCCGCCATGGCTTCCAACGCCTCCGGGAGCGCTTGCACCAGCTGCTCCAGCACTGGGGTGATGTTATCCACCACGGTTATAAAAGCGTCCACCAGGTAGCTCACCAGCTCGCCCACGTCGGCACTGGGATTCCCCAGGCCGATCAACAAGTTATCCCAGGTAGCCCCCAAGGCGGATATTGATCCGGAGATCGTCTCCGTGGCCTCCTTCGCCGTGGTGCCGGTGATCCCCATATCGGTCTGGATCACATGGATAGCCTCGATGATGTCGGCATAGCTGTCGATGTCGTACTCGACGCCGGACAGCTCCTTTGCGTCCGCAAGCAGCCGCTGCATTTCCTCCTTTGTACCGCCGTACCCCAGCTTCAGGTTGTCCAGCATGGTGTAATTCTGCTTGGCAAAGCCCTGATAGGCGTTTTGGATGGAAGACATGTCGGAGCCCATTTTGTTGGCGTTGTCCGCCATGTCGATGATCGCCTGATCGGCGAGTTCCGCAGCCTTCGAGGTGTTCCCGCCCAGGCTCTGGATCAGAGAGGCGGAAAAGCCCGTCACGGTCTCCATGTATTCGTTCGCACTCAGGCCCGCCGTCTTATAGGCCTTGTTGGCATTGCTGAAAACGGTATCCTGCGCGTTCATCATCTCTGTGTAGCCGGCCACAGCCTTCTCGATGCTGATACCCTGTTCCCGAGCATATTCCTCGATGGGCATCTTAGAGACGCCGAACAGCGTCTCCACGCCCCCGGCCAACTGCTCATAGTCGGCGTAGGCATCGACGACGCTCTTGCCCAGAGCAAAGGCGGCTCCAGCCGCTGTGGCCGCTGCGGCAGCCATGGCGGTACCTACGGCCTTGCATACACCCCCCAGCGTCTCCCAGCCCTTGCTGCCCTTCTCCGCGTCTTCGCCGCTGGCCTTTGCCTGCTTCCCTGCCTCCTCGGCGGCGTCGCCGGCGGCGTCCTCGCCCTTTTCCGCGGTCTTCAGGTCAGTCGTGACGCCTTGCAGCTCTTTTTGCGTCTTGATCATCTCAGCGTTCGCGTTATTGAGCTGGATCTGCAAGGCCTTGGTGCGGCTGTCCGCCTCGCCGAAAGCCTGGGCGGCCTCCGTGAGGCGCTGCTGGAGCAACTTGACCTTCTCCTGCTGCTCCGCATAAGTGCGGCTCAAGACGTCCTGTCGCTTCGTGAGGGCATCCAGGCTTTTATCATTTTTGCCGTATTCGGCGGAAACGACTTTTAGCTCGCTCCCCAGTACCTTCAGGCTGTCATTCGTTTCCTTCAGAGCCGTTCGGAACTCCTTTTCGCCGTCCAGCTGCAGCTTTGCGCCGATGGGCGTGGACATGATCGTCGCCTCCTTTGGCCTTTGCCCGCGGGTGTCTAGTTGACGTCCGCGGGCATGATTTCGTCGATGTAGTGTTCTCGCTTGGGCGCCGCCCGGCCCTGCCAGATGAGGTAACAGGCGATCTGGTCCATGAGGTGCCCCAGGGGCATGAGCCAGGCCTCCCGCTCCGGCCGCCCCAGCAGACTGACGCCGTAGAAGATCAGCCGGGCAAAGAAGCCGTCGTCTCCTGCCCGGCCTCCCGGTTTTTTCCGTCGTCCTCCGTGGGCTCCGTGGGCACCTCGCGGCCCATCCCCAGGGCGAGGCAGCGGAAAATGACGGCCTTGAGCTCCACCAGGTCCCCGGGGGTGAAGACGATCTCCAGGACCTCCGCGGGCGGCGGCGTCAGGGCTTCGCCATCCGGATGCAGATAGTTCTCCAGGGCGCAGCCCTCCCGCAGCAGCAGCTCCAGCAGCCAGAGGACCTCGTCGAGCTGCTTCTCCACGGCGTAGCTCCGCAGGGCGTCCCCCAGCCCCCCCAGCTCGCCGTAGCGCGCCGTGATGGCCTTGGTGGCCCGCACGGTCATGCACATGGGATATTCCCGCCCCGCCACGCGGCAGGGCACGCTGCGTTCCTCCATCAGCCGCCTCCGCCGCCGCTCTGGGCGGGCTGCGTGGGCTCATAGACGGCACTGAACCAGCCGGAGATCGTGGTGGCGTCCGCCGTGGCCGGGTCCGCGTAGGCCCGCCAGGGATGCCGGCTGTTATAGTCGGCCTTTTTCCTGCGGTTGATGGTGCCCTCGATGCTCATGTTGCTGAAGCTGACGGTCTCCCCCTTGGTGGCGTAGTTCTTCTGCGGGATCGTAAACTTCACCCGGTAGAGCCACATGTATTCGTAGGTGTGGTCCGCCCGCAGCGCCCGGAAGCCCACGGCAAACAGGGGAGGCGCGTCCTCGTCGGCGGAGATCAGGATGTTCTTGCCGTCCACGGTGCCTCCCGTCAGGTCGGCGATCATGGCGGCGGTGAGGCCGGCGGCGCCGATGGTGATGGTGCCGTCCGTGAATTCCCTGACCTCCTCATAGGTCCCGTCGTCGGCGTAGTTCTTCACGGTGCTGACGTTGATGGTGATATCCGCGCTCTGGACGCCGGGGGCGGCCACGGGGGACCCGTAGGTCTCGTAGCCGGTCTCCGACGCCTCTGTGATCTTTGCGAAATAAAGCTTGTCCAGACCGATGGTGGACATAGTTCAATCACTCCTTGTTGAAAATCTCATCCAGACGGCCCTCCACGGTCTTCCGGATGGCTTCTTCGGCGGCCTGCTTCCCGTCCCGGAGGGCAGGATTCCACCACGGGGCGGGGGTCTGGCCGTTCTTTGATCCCTTGTGGCCGTGTTCGAGGATGTTGGCCACCATGGCGTTTGTGGCGGTGTAGTAGCCGCCGCCCTTTTTGCTGCGGCCGATCCGCCGCGTGGGCTGGACCTTCCGGGGCTCCGCGAAGCCGACCCTGACGTCGTAGACCCCGTTTTTCAGGATCTTCATGGGCGAAGCCCCCAGGCTGGACCGCAGCTCTCCGGTTCCCCGCTTCGGGTAGATGCGTGGGAAGGTCAGCGCCATGCCCAGCCGGGCGTCTGCCGCGGCCGCCAGGACTTCGGCGCCTGCCGTCAGGCCGGCTTCGGCGATGTTGTCGATCTGCGCCCCCGCCTCGTTCATGCGCCGGATCAGGTCGTCCGGCAGCTGGACCTTCATCTTGGCCACTAGATCACCACCTGGAAGGTGTAGAGGTAGACCTGTCCGTAGCTTCCGCTTTGGTCCGTCTCCCGGATCAGAGTGTCGGCGATGCCGTCGCAGGCTTCCTTCACCGCCGCCCGCTTTGCCAGGCTGTCCGCGGCCAGGGGGCAGACGTAGTAAACGCTGACCTCCGCCACCCGGGGCCCGTCCGCGTCGTCTCCCGGATCCCCCGGGCGGTCCGTGACGGAGAAGGTGATGTATTCCCGCCCCGCCTCCGGATCCAGGTTGAAGGGCACGCTGCAGGGCGCGATGGCGTCCAGAGCAGCCTGCAGGGTCGCGTGCAGGTCGGTCATACGGCGTCCTCCATTCTGGAGACTGTCAGCTCCATCCACTGGCCGCGCTCATCCACGTTGTCGATGCTGACGATCTCCCAATCTTCCCCGCCCCTGCGGACAAGGCAGGTGGGCGTGATCCGGGCGTCATAGCGGCAGCGCAGGGTGGCCTTGTCCCGCAGGCCCAGCTCCTGGGCCTGC